ATGCTTTAGATGTAAAATCAGATGTTGTTCCTTTTGATGAAACTGCAATTAAATCTTTTGCAGAACAATCACACAAACTTGGTTTAAATAATAAACAAGCTCAAGGTATATTAGAGTTTTATAAAAATAATATGGAAGGCTCTGCACAACAAGCAAAGATAGATACTGAAACTGCTCAATCTCAAGCTGAACAACAATTAAGACAAGAATGGGGTAGAGACTTTGAAGGTAAAGTAAAACAAGCTGGTGCATTAGCTAAAGCTAATATCAATCCAGAAGTATTAGATATGACTTTATCAAATGGTACAAGACTTGGTGATCATCCAGAGATTATAAAAGGCTTTGCAAAAATAGCAGGAATGATGTCAGAAGATAAAATTGTTTCAACTGAAAGTGAAAATGTAAATACAGTTGCTGACATTGAAACTGAAATATCAGCTATTACTAATGATACTGATGGACCTTATTGGAATAAGCAACATCCAGATCACGATAAAGTAGTACAACAAGTTTATACATTAAGAGAAATGCTAAATGCAGATCAATAATCTTAATGATCAAGAAATTCGGTTAGAAGTATTGCGGTTGGTTAAGGAGACAGGATCTGAAGTTCAGAAAAATGATCCCTTGCCAATCGCTGAAAAATATTATAATTGGATAGTAGGTAAGAAAATTCGCAAGAACCTTACTGGCAAGAAGGAATAGACTTCTAGTCTAAAAGACTTTAAATCCAAGAATTGCCTATCAATTAAGATGGATAACCTTTCTGATTTTTTTAAACTAACAATAATAATGGAGAGACAATTATGTCATCACAAATAACTACAGCATTTGTACAGCAGTATTCTGCTAACATACAAATGTTATCTCAACAAATGGGATCATTATTAAGAGACAAAGTCAGACAGGAAAGTGTTGTTGGAAAAAATGCTTTCTTTGACCAAGTGGGTTCGGTAACTGCTCAGCTAAAAACTAGCAGACACTCAGACACTCCGCAAATTGACACACCACATAGTAGAAGACGTGTTAGCTTGGCGGATTACGAGTATGCTGATCTTATTGATCAACAAGACAAAGTAAGGCTCTTAATTGACCCTACATCATCTTACGCACAAGCCGCTGCTTTCGCAATGGGAAGAGCAATGGATGATGTTATTATCGCTGCTGCAACTGGAACTGCCTTTACTGGTGAAACAGGTGCAACAAGTGAATCTGCTCAGACAGCAATCGCTGCTGGTGGTACTGGTTTAACAATCGCAAAATTAAGAACTGCAAAACAGACTTTTGATTTAGCAAGTGTTGATCCCTCTATCCCTAGACACATTGTTGTAGGACCAGAGCAAATCACAAACCTTTTAGGAACAACTGAAGTAACTTCATCTGATTTCAATACTGTAAAAGCATTGGCAAATGGCGAAGTAAATTCGTTCCTTGGTTTTAACTTTACTGTATCAAATAGACTTGCAAAATCAGGTAACGATAGAACTTGTATTGCATTTGCACAAGATGGTATCACTCTAGGAATTGGTAAAGATGTTAATGCTAGAATAGACGAGAGAGCAGACAAATCGTATGCTACTCAAGTTTACTACTGCATGAGCATTGGTGCTACTAGAATGGAACAAGCAAAAGTTCTTGGTATAGTATGTCAAGAAGCATAATAGGAGGATATATATATGGCTAATTCAACACAATACGCAAAGACATTAGATACACCTTCTGTTAAATTAGATACTAACGAACTACATGGTAGAGTAAGAGTAGCTTACGCAGATTTTACTGCGGCAGGTGCTCAAGAAACTATCAGTATGTTTAAGTTACCTAATGGAGCTAGAATAATTGGTGGAAGAGTAAATCACGCAGCTTTAGGTTCAAGCACAACTCTGTCAATAGGTCATGCAGCATATGATAATGCAGCAGGAACTACTGTAGCAGCAGATGTAGATGAATACAAAGCAGCAGCAGCTTCAACATCAGTTTCAGCTTTTAACATTGCAGCTACAACAGCATTGGGTGAAAACTCAGTTGTAGATGCACCAGATGGTTTAGTTGTTACTGCAACTACTGCTGGAGCAAATGCTACTGGACTTATTGAAGTTCAGATGACATACGTTCTAGACTAATAAATAAAATTTTAGGGGGTGGAAGCGAGAGTGGAAACCCCCTAGAGTGCATGAAAAAGATACAAGATTTAAAACCTGTATTACATTTTAAAAAAGATAATTATGTGTATAGGTATGTATTAGTAGATAGGTTTCAAAACGATTCTAAAAATCATTATGGCTTTGATACTAAACAAGAAAAGACAACAGAAGAAATATTTGCGTTAGAAAAAGATAGACAAATAAGACGCAAGTATATTATAAAGAGGTAGTATGGCATCAATAGTAGGAATATGTAATGGAGCATTAAATCAACTAGGAGCTACAACTATACTTTCACTTACAGAAGATTCAAAAAATGCTAGACTTTGTAACTCAAGATTTACTCAAGTAAGAGATGCTTTGTTTAGAACTCATCCTTGGAACTGTTTACAAAAAAGAATACAGATTGCAGCAGATAGTACAGCTCCTGCATGGGGTTTTAGTTTTGCTTATACTTTACCAGCAGATTGTTTAAGATTACTTCGTATATTAGACTATGATTCAAACTATAAAGTAGAAGGTAGAAAAATATTAAGTAATACATCTACTATGAAAATATTATATATTAGTAGAGTTACAGATCCTAATGAATATGATGAGTTATTAAGAGAAACATTATCTGCATCTTTAAGTGCTGATATTGCTTTTGCAGTTACATCTAATAATACTACATCTCAAAATATGTATCAACTATATCAAGAAAAATTAAAAGATGCTAGATTTGTAGATTCAACTGAAGGTCAAAATGTTGATCAAGATTTAGGTATGACAGATGTTATAGACGCAGGTACATTTATTAATTCAAGGTTTTAGACCATGGCTAGAGTTGCAGTTGAATTAACAAACTTCACAGGTGGTGAGCTATCGCCAAGATTAGATGGCAGAACAGACTTAACTAAATATACATCTGGTTGTGCAACATTAGAAAACTTAATAGTATATCCTCATGGTGCAGCATCTCGTAGACCCGGTTCTACATTTTTAGCAGAAGTTGCTAATAGTGCAAACAAAACAAGATTAATACCTTTTGAATTTTCTACAACACAAACTTATATGTTGGAGTTCTCTAATTTAAAAATGAGAGTATACAAAGATAGTGGTTCTGTATTAGAAGGAGATAAAACTATATCTGGAATTACCGCTGCTAATCCTGCTGTAGTAACTGCAACTTCACATGGATATTCAAATGGTGATGAAGTAGTAATTACTGCTGTTGCAGGTATGACAGAAGTTAATGGTAAAAGATTTTTAGTTGCAGACAAAACAACAAACACATTTGAATTACAAGATAAAGATGGAGTAGATATAAACAGTTCTGCATTTACTGCTTATAGTTCTGGTGGTGTAGCTAATAAAGTTTTTGAATTAGCAACACCTTATACAACTGCACAACTTTTTGATATTAAGTTCGCACAATCGGCAGATGTGATGTACATAACTCATCCAGAACACGAAGTAGAAAAACTATCTCGTACTGGTCATACTGCTTGGACATTAACTGATGTAGATTTTACTAATGGACCTTTTCAAGATGCAAATATAACTACAACTACATTAACACCATCTAGTGCTTCAACAGGATCAAGAGATATTACTGCATCTGCTACAACAGGTATTAATAATGATCAAGGATGGTTAGCAACAGATGTAGGTAGACAAATACACTTTAATAGTGGTTATGCAACAATTACAGAAAGAACAAGCTCAACAGTTGTAGTGGCAAATGTAACTACAGCTTTTACAAATGCTAATGCTATTACTGCTTGGCAACTAGGAGCTTTTTCTGACACTACAGGTCATCCTTCTTGCGTAACCTTTTTTGAACAACGATTAGTATTTGCTGGAACAACTAACCAACCACAAACAGTATTTTTTTCAAAGTCTGGTGATTATGAAAACATGGATGCAAACATTGGTGGTACTATAGCTGATGATGATGCAATCATTTATACAATCGCATCTAACCAAGTTAATGCCATTAGATTTATGACATCAACTAGAACTTTAATTATTGGTACAGCAGGTGGTGAATTTACAGTAAGTGGTGGTGGTACAGATAGTGCAGTTACACCTACAAACATATTAATTAAAAAACAATCTAACCATGGTGCAGCTAATGTGGATGCTATAGCTGTGGGTAACGCAACATTATTTTTACAAAGAGCTAAAAGAAAAATTAGAGAACTAGCTTACAACTTTGATGTAGATGGTTATATAGCACCAGACATGACTATTCTTGCCGAAAATGTTACTGAAAGTGGTGTAACACAAATTGCATATCAACAAGAACCTAATCAAATTGTTTATGCTGTAAGAGGAGATGGTGAACTAGCAGGATTAACTTATCAAAGAGAACAACAAGTAACTGCTTGGCATAGACATATTTTTGGTGGTAGATTTGGTGTAGCAACAATTACAGTTTCTGATTACGCAAATATTGCAACTGGAACTAAATTAACTTTAACAAAATCTGATGGTACAGTTGTAAACTTTACTTCTACAACAGGAACTGCAGGAACAAATGAATTTAAAACTCAAACTAATAATAATACTACAGCAACTAATTTAAAAAATGCAATTAATGCTCATGCTAATTTTACTGCTACAGTTAATAGTGCAGTAGTAACAATTACAGAAACTGCACACGAAGCAACAGGATATTTAATAATTAAAAGTTTTGATAGCACAAGACTTACTGCAACAAGTGAAGGTAAAGCAGTAGTTGAAAGTGCAGCAGTTATTCCAACAGATGATACAGAGTATCAAGTATATGTTATTGTTAAAAGAACTGTGAATGGTTCTACTAGAAGATATGTAGAATTTTTAAATGTATTTGATTTTGACCAAACAGATAATACATCATTTAATTTTTTAGATAGCCAATTAAGTTATAGTGGTAGTGCTGTAAGTACATTATCTGGATTAGATCACCTTGAAGGACAAGTTGTTGCTATATTAGCAGATGGTGCAACGCACCCAAATAAAACTGTAAGCTCGGGTAGTGTAAGTTTAGATCGTTCTGCAAAAAATGTTAAGATAGGTTTAGCTTATACATCTTTACTACAAACTATGAGATTAAATGCTGGATCACAAAATGGTACATCACAAGGTAAGACAAAAAGAATATATGATATTACAGTTAGAATGTTTGAAACTATAGGTGTAGAAGTTGGACCAGATTTAAACAATTTAGAAAGAATACCATTTAGAAGTTCTGCTGATTTAATGGATGAAGGTATACCACCATTTACAGGAGACAAAGAGGTAGAGTTTAGAGGAAACTATGAAACAGATGGTTTTATTTTTGTTAGACAAACTCAACCTTTACCTTTTACAATTTTATCGTTATACCCAAGATTAACTACAAATGATGGATAATATGTTATATATAGTACCTTACACAAAAAAACATGGACAGATCATATTGTCATATCAAATGAATCATAAGATATTAGAAGCAGATAGACATTACATTAATGTTGAAGGTGATGCTAAAAATTTAGAACAAGATCATTTAGCTTTTACAGGAATGGTAAATGATAAACCTATTTTTGCTGCAGGTATGAAAATGATTTGGGGTCAAGTTGCAGAAGGTTGGGTTATAGCATCAAGTGATATGTGGAAATATCCTTTAGGTGTAGCTAAAGCAATTAAAAAAGATTTTGCTAGAGTTGCCAAAGAACATAATATAAAAAGAGTTCAAACTGCAATCAGAAAAGATTTTACTCAAGGTCAAAGATTTGCAGAGTGGTTAGGTTTGGAGAACGAAGGTTTAATGAAACATTATGGTTTTGATGGCACAGATCAATACAGATATGCAAGGATATTTTAATGAAAATTTATAACAAAATTGTTTATGATATAAATGATAATATTATAGAAGAAGATTCTTACGAATATGAAGGACCATTAACATTAGCAGGACCAGCTTTTGCAGCAGCTGCTACAACAGCAGCACCTTATGCGGTAGCTGGAACTCAACTATTAGCAGCACGACAAGCAGGTGCAGTAGGAAAGTATAATCAAGCTGTTCAAAATAGAAATGCTTTAGTTTATGAACAAGAAAAAGAAAGACTAGAAGGTAAATTAAATTTTGATCTTGAAAGATTTGATGATCAGTTTAGACAGTTTCAAGGAAAAACTACAACTGCAATATTAACTAGCGGTGCAGAATTATCTGGTTCTGGTTTAAGAATATTAAGATCAAATTCTGAACAAGCTGTAATAGAAAAAAATGTAATGGAATACAATACTAAAGTAGCAGCTGCTCAAGCTCAAGAAAAAGCAAACTTTGCAAGAGTACAAGGTAGACTTGCAAGAATGGAAGCAACACAAGCACAAATAGGTTATGTAGCTGGTGCTGGAACAAGTTTATTAACAACATTATAATTATGCCAAAAATACCTACATTTACAGCTGAAAAATCAATTACATCTGAACCATCTTCAGTTGTTTCAAATATAAAATTATCACCAAGATCAACTGTAGCATCTGCTTTAATTCCTGCTGCAAAACAAGTTCAAGCATACGCAATAAAAAAAAGAGATAATGAAGAAAAGTTACAAGCCAAAAAAACTTTATTAGAATTAAAAGCTGAATCAGATAAAATTATTGAATCACAAAAAGATAATCCAAACGAAGAAGAATCTATAGGTGTTTGGAAAAATAGTTTTAAACAATTATCTAATAATAAATTAGCTAATATTAAAAACAAAAGAATTAAAAAACTTGTTGAAGATTCTTTAGAATTAGAAAGTTTAGAAAGTGTTTATCATTTAAAAACAAATTCTTTTAAAGCATACGAAAAACAAAGCATACAAGTATATAATGATAAAATTAATATGGATGTTGCTAAATACAAAGGCACAGACAATGCTATATTAAAAGCTAAATATAAACAAGAAATATATCGTGATGCAGAAAGTTTTAATAAAGAACATGAATTAGGTTCTGCTGATTTAAAAAAAAGATTACAAACAATAGATGCAACTTTATTATTTGTTGATTCAGATTATACTATTGGTTTAGGATTTAATAATGCTGCAGAACAAATAGCAAAATTAGATTCTGATATTAATGGAGCTTCTTTTATAAATGATGATTTATTTAGTAATAATATATTTAATTCTTATTCACAAAAAATAAATGATTTAACTATTAAAGGTGATCCTAATGCAGACTATGATGAAGCTGAAAGACTATTATCACAGCTAGAAAGTTTTGAAAGATATACTGGAAGTAAAGTTGTTTCTGGAGAAAGAGAAGTTAAGTTTGCAAATTTAAGACAAAAAATATTAACTGAAAAAGTAGGACATGATGATCTGTTAAGAAAAATACAAATGGGTAATAATTTTGAAGAGTATAATAAAGATCAAAGAAGTCTTTTAAGTTCTGAATTTTATAATGCTTTAGATGCTCGTTTTAATAAATCTGCTAATAAAGAAAAATCTGAAGCATCTACTTTTGAGTATGATCAAAGAATAGATTTATTTTTATCATCAAATCCAGATGCAACTGAATTTGAAATGCAACAATATGCTAGAGATTTAAGATTAAATTTAATTGATAAATACCAAGAAACTTCAATAGAAACAATCACAGCATTTAATTTAGAAGAAAATAAATTTAATGTAATTAGAGAAGCTAGAGATATTAATAGAAGTTATCAAGAATATTTAACTAATCCAGAAGCAAAAAATATTTTAAAAACTTTATCAAAACTTAATGGTTATGTTGATGAATCTGGAAAACCAGATGTAGAAATGTTTATGAATGATTATGTTAAAATATTAAAACAACGACAAGAAGGTTAATATGCCTACACCTTTAAATGAAGAAACTTTAAGTTTTTTTGAAAAAGTACAAAAAGAAACAACAGCGATTGAGCCAGTAAATTCTGGATTAATTACTAATCCAGATAAGGAAGATTTTAATTATTGGAATAAAGCATCAAGTTTAGCTTTATCTGCGGCTCAAGGTGTTGTTAATGCAATAGAAGAACAGGGAGATTTTATAGATGAAAATATAGTTAGTGGTGGTGGATTTGAATTAAATAAATTACAAGCATTAACACTTACAGATCCTTTAGCAGCAAAAAAATATTATGAAGAAACTAAAGCAAATTTTAAAGATTTTATTCCTAAATATGTTACTCCTAAAAAATGGAAAGAAGGTGGATACTCGCAAGAAAGAAACTTACCGGTATTTCATAAGCCAGAAGGTGTTGGTGAAAATTTAACTGAAGGTGCAGCAAGATTTGTTACAGGATTTATAGGACCATCTAAATTTTTTAAAGCTGTTGGTCTTGGTGGAAGTATAACTAAAGTAGGATTAAGAGGTATGGCAGCAGGTGGTGTAACTGATCTTACTGTATTTGATCCTGCAGAAGGAAGATTATCAGATATGTTGGTTGAGTTTGATTCTCCTGTATTAAATAATGCAGTTACTCAATATTTAGCTACAGATGAAGATGATACTGAAATGGAAGGTAGAGTAAAAAATGTACTTGAAGGATTTATAATAGGTGGACCTCTTGAAATATTATTTGGTTTAAAAGCATTTAAAAAAGCAAAAAAAACTAAAGACTTTGCAGAAAAAGAAAAAATTTATAAAGATGCTGGTGAAGCAATAGAGAGTATTAAAAAAGGTAAGAAAACTAAAAAAGTAAAACAAGCAATCTTTGATGGTAACGAAGCTATTAATGCAAAGAAAGCAGTTAAGGCATTAAGGGTTGGTCAGAAAGAAGCAAAGAAAGAAACTGAATCTTTTATTAAATCAATATTAAATACAAAATCATTTAAAAATGCTGATCAAGTTTTAAAAACTATTGATGATGTATCAGAATCATTTGATGACATTACAGTTGATTATTTACAAAATGATGTTTTAAGAAATGATACTGCAGAAGAATTAGCAAAATTATTATCAAGAGATAAAGCTGAAGTTTTAAAATCAATTACAAAAGATAAAGAATTTTCTAAACAAGGTACAGTTAGAATGTTAGCTGCTAAACAAATACTACAAGAAATTGCTACAACATTAGAACAAGTTTCAACAAAATATTTAGATGAGTTTGGTGATAATGTAAAAAATTGGACTAAAGAATCACAACTAGAAGTTGGACAACTTGGTGCTGTTTTAAGAGATACTGTCGTAGCATTAAAAGATCAAATAAGAGGTGCAGCTAGAATAACACAAGCTGGAAGAATTAAAGTTGCTAGATCAGAAGGCAAGGTTTTAGATGTAGAAGAAATGGCAAATATTATAAAAAGATTTGATGGTAATGCTGCGGTTATTGCAAAAAATATTAAAAACAAAAAACCAGCAGAAGTTATTAATTCAGTTGCTAAAACAAAATACCAAAGATCAGTAGAAGCATTTACTTCACTTTATATTAACTCATTACTATCTGGTGTTTATACTCATGCAATAAATATGAAATCTGGATTATATGAAGCATTTATTAGACCTATAGAACAAATAGGTGGTGGAATAGTTAGAGCAGATGCAAGAGCAATAAAATTAGGATTTGCTCAATATCAAGGAATGATTATGAGTATGGGTGATACAATGAGAGCTGTAGGATTATCTTTAAGACAAGGTGATGCTATTCTTGATCCTCTACAAAGAACTCAAGATAACTTACAAATAATTGGTGGAAAAGCAGTTAGACCTATTAGTGGTGCTAATCTTGGTTTTGAAGGTGGTGTTGGAACAGGTATTGATTTGATTGGAAAATTAGTTGAGTTACCAACAAGACTTCTTATGACCGGTGATGAATTATTAAAACAAATAAATTACAGAGGTAGACTATTAACTAATGCTTTAGACAATACTATGGAAAGAGGTTTACCTTTATATTCTAAAGAGGGTAAAGCAAATACAGATAAAATTTTTAAAGAAGGTTTTGATAAAAATGGAAAAGCTAACATAAAAGATAATCCTATTAATGCAGATGCCTTAGAATATGCAAGGGTATCTAGTTATACTAATAGTTTAAAAAATGGAAGTTACTTAAACTTTGGTTCTAAAATACAAAAATTTTTAAACGAAGCACCAGAGTTAAGATTTATTGCACCATTTATAAGAACACCTACAAATCTTTGGAGACATTTTGGAAATCGTTTTCCTCTTCAAATGCCGGGTACTCGTTTTATGACAAAACAAAATAGAGACTTATGGAATAGTGGAGACAGAAGAGCTAGAGCAGAAGTATTAGGTAGACAGATGATTGGTATATCTGCAACTATGTATGGTTTAAGTTTAGCAATGGAAAATATTGAAGATAAAGATGGTAATAGTTATCCTAAAATTACAGGTGATGGACCTAAAGATTTTAGAATAAAAAGACAATGGTTACAACTTGGTTGGCAACCTTATTCTATTGCAAGAAAAAATGAAGATGGAACTATAACTTATTTACAATATAATAGAATGGATCCAAGATTTTTTATTTTAGGTATTGTGGCTGACTTAAAAGAAAACATAATTAATATTAATGACCAACAAAAAGAAGATATATTTAGTGCAGCAGCATTAACAGTTTTTAAAAATGTAACTAATAAAAGTTATTTAAGAGGTATATCTGAGGCATTAGAAATAATTGCATCACCAACAGAAAATAAAGCAGCTAGATTTTTTGGTAATCTTATAGGAAACTTTATACCATATTCTGCTTTGAGAAATCAAGGTATTCCCGGTATAACAGAACCAGATCAAATAGCTTATGAATCCAGAGATTTTGTTGATAAAATTTTAAATAAACTTGGTTTAGGTGAAAAATATTTAGAACCTAAAAGAGATCTACTTACTGGAGAACCTATAGAGAAAACACCAAATGCTTTATACATAAATGCAGATGGTATTGCTTCTTTTTCATTCTGGTTTCAAGGACCAAGTTTAGTTGGTAGAAAAGTAGATGTTAAAGATAATCGTGTATTATTAGAAATAACAAGTTTAAAATTACCTTTGGAAGAACCTAGTAAAGTACAATATAAAACTATAGATTTTACAAAAATATTTGGAAAAGTTGATAAAAATAAAAAAGTTATAAAAGGTGATAAACAATCTGCTTATGATTATTGGACAGAAAATATTGGAAAAATTAAAGATAGTTCTGGAGATACTTTAATGCAAAAATTAGAAAAAGAAATTAATAGTAGAGATTATAAGTTAAGACAAGAAGGTAGTGCTACTATTGAAGGTGGAAAAGAATTAACATTAAAACTTATATATAATGGTTATAAACAATTAGCATATTATGATATGTTAAAAAAATATCCTCAAGCTATGAATGATATTAAAAGTGTTTTAAAAAAACAAGGAGAAATGTTAGGAAAAAGTAAAAATGAAGATATTGATGATACGAGAGATTTGTTGCCTTTTGATGGCATTAAAGATGGTTTTTTTTTTAGCTTAATGAGTAAAGCAGAAGCTGCTGAAGTTGATATAGAATCAGCTCAATTTAAAAATGTAAATTTTAATTTTATTAAAAAACAAGAAGGTGGCGATTCATTAAAAGGTTATATTGTAAAAGGATTTGATAAATCTGGTGTAACTGTAGGAGTTGGTTTTGATTTGGGTCAATATAATGCTAATGAATTAAGTGGTTTACCAGATAGTATTACTGATAAATTAAAACCATATTTAGGATTAAAAGGTGAAAATGCTAAAAAACGACTTGATGAAATACCATTAAAAATTACACAAAAAGAATCTGATATAATTAATAAATTTATTAAAACAAAAATATTAACAAAATTAAAAGAAGATTGGGAAAAAAGTTCTTCAGATATTTCTTTTGATGAGTTAAGTACAGAACAAGCTACAGCTGTGGCTAATATAGCATTTCAATATGGTAATACTAAAATTTTATCATTTGATTTTTGGGAATATGCGACTAATAATGAATGGGGTAAAGTTTATAAAGAATTAATGGATTTTAGAGATAAATCTAAATCTATAAATAAAAGACATAAAAAAACAGGAAAATATTTAAAAGGATTTTTAGATAAATAAAGTATATTAAAAGGTTTAAAATATGAATATATGTGGTATAGAAAAGTAACATGACAGTATCAAGCACAACAGTAAAAAATTCAGCATCCGGTGATGGTAGCACAACAGGGTTTACTTATTCATTTAAGATTTTTGCAGACACAGATTTAGAGGTAATTATTAGATCATCAACAGGAACTGAAACTGTTAAAACATTAACTACTCATTATACAGTATCTGGTGCAGGTGATGCTAGTGGAGGTACAGTAACCTTTACATCTGGCAACATTCCAACAGCTACTGAAACAGTAGTTATAAGAAGAGAAGTTCCGCAAACTCAAGCGATAGATTATATCGCTAATGATCCATTCCCTGCGGAATCTCACGAAGAGGGTTTGGATCGTGCAACTATGACTATCCAACAGATGCAAGAGGAATTAAATAGATCTTTTAAAGTATCTGCAACCAACTCAATTACAACACCAGAATTTACAGATGATGCAGCAAGTAGAGCATCTAAAGCATTAGGCTTTGACAGTACAGGAAATGTATTAACAACTGTTGCAGACTTTCTACCGGCAGGTGGAGATAGTGCAATGTTCCAATATTCAACAACAACAGCAGACGCAGATCCCGGAGCAGGAAAATTTAGATTAAACAACGCAACAATTTCTAGTGCAACAATAATGTACATAGATGATTTAGAATTTAATGGCACAGATGTTTCAGCATGGGTTCAAAGTTGGGATGATGTTGCAGGTAATGATACTAACAGAGGAAGAATAAGAATTTCAAAAGCAAACACATTAGATACTTGGATGGTATTTAAAGTTACAGGTGCAATTACAGATGCTACTGGTTATTCAAAAATAACTTTAGTTTATATTGATAGTGCTGGTACTTTTGCTAATGATGATAAAGTATTTGTTTCTTTTGTAGCTTCTGGAGAAGATGGTGCAATACCCGGATATTTATATAATTTTGACACAGGCACATCTGATACAGATCCCGGTGCTGGAGAGATAGCTTTTAATAATGGTACATACGCATCTGCTACAGTAATATTTATAGATGATGCTGATCAAAATGGAGTAACTGTATCTACAGATATTTTAACTTGGGATGATTCTACTTCTACTATTAGAGGTAACTTAATGATCTACGACATTAACGATAGATCAACTTATGCAAGATTCAATATAACTGGTGCTTCTACAGATGCTTCTGGTTATGTAAAACTAGCAGTTACTCATGTAGCAAGTAATAATACTTTTTCAGCTGCTGACGAACTATCAGTACATTTTTCAAGGTCTGGTAACAAAGGCGACACAGGTTCAACAGGGTCTACAGGATCAACTGGTTCAACAGGTGCTACTGGAGCTGCTGGTACAAACTCACAACTTGCAATGACTTTCAGTAATTCAACTTCTGATGCTGATCCGGGTGCAGGTAAAATAGCTTTTAACAATGGTACACTATCAAGTGTTTCAATTTTATATGTAGATGATGCAGATGATGCTAGTGCAGACATATCTTCATTTGTACAATCTTGGGATGATGTAACAAACACTACTGCTAGAGGTATTGTAACTGTAACTAAAGAAGGTACACCATCTACTTATGCTTTATTCAAAGTATCTGGTGCTGTTACAGACGCATCTGGATATACAAAAGTTCCAGTAACTCACGTAGTATCAAATGGTACATTTTCTAATACAGATGGTGTTGGGGTACACTTTAGTTATTCTGGAGCAGATGGTTCAGATGGAGAGATGACTAGCTTTACATTAGCTGGTACAAGTGGTTCTAATCAAACAATAACAAATGGTAACACAGTAACAATAGCAGCAGGAGCTGGGATTACGACTACTGGTGGTTCAACAGATACAGTAACGATAGCTGTAACAGATGATCCAACAGCACTTGCAATCGCACTCGGTTAATATATAAGGAGAAAACAGGAGATATAAATGGCAAACACATTCAAAGCAATCAACTTCGCAGCAGAACCGGCATCAGCTGGAACACCTTATGTGATGTACACAGCAGCAGGAAGTACAACAACTGTAGTTCTTGGTCTTATACTTGCTAATATTCACACTACTGCAATCACAGCAGAAGTTGAGTTGGTTAGTACAACATCAAATAGAGGTGGTGCTAACAATGTTGCTAATGGAACATCATTATTAGTTAAAGATGTAAGCATCCCTAGTGGATCTTCACTTGAGATTCTATCTGGTTCTAAAGTTATTTTAGAAGCTGGAGACAAAATACAAATTGATTGTTCTGTCGCTGATAAAATTTCTGGTACATTATCAGTAATGGAAATAACATAGGAGTTTTAATTGTCTTATATTGGAAACAAACCAGCTAACAAAGCAGTTGTTGCAAGTGATCTTGATCCAGCAGTTATTACTGGTCAAACAGCTTTAGGTGCAACACCAGCAGATACAGATGAATTTATAATTTCTGACGCTGGTACTTTAAAGAGAATGGATTATTCTCATATCAAAGCAAGTTCAGCTTTAACTAAAATTTCTACAACAACTATTTCTAATGCTGCTTCAGCTACTTTAGATGTTTTTACTTCAACTTATAGAAATTATAGAATTATCGGAAGTGGTTTTACACCAGCTAGTGATGGTGTAAATTTGAATATAGAATTATTTCAAGCAGACAATACAGAAGCACCTAATTATTATTGGGGTGGTGCGTCATTTAATGATGATGGAGGAGATGGTGGAGCAGAAAATTTAGCTGGTGGTACTGCTGAAAATGAACTTAGAATTTTTAATGCTTCAGATACTGCTGGAGATGAAAGCCAAGTTAATTTTGACATGATGGTATATAAACCTCAATTAGCCGCAGACACTACAATAAGTGTTCAAAGTGCTGGTAGAGGAAATCCAACTAGAGGAAGTGTACAAGTTTATGGTGGATTTGGTGGTAGTACCAATATTATGACTAAAATAAAATTTTCATTTGCATCAGGTAACATAGCGAATGGCGTTGTTACAGTTTACGGATTGGAGAATTAATTATGGCTAGATATAAACAAATAGGAAACGAAAGAATACAATTAACAGCAGAAGAAGAAACTATTTTAAATGCTAAAGAAAAAGCATGGAGTGATAAATCTGCTGAAAGAAAATTAAATAAAATAAAAACAATTAGATTACAAAAATTAAAAGAAACTGATTATCTTGCTAATAGCGATATGACTATGCCTGATGATGTAGCTACTTGGAGACAAGCAATGAGAGATATTCCAGCTAATTACACAACAGAAACAAAGTATGATGAACTTTTAGCTAGAGATACAGATGGTAATTTAACACATTCAATTTGGAGTAAATAATAAATGGCATATATAGGTAGAGAACCACAAATAGGAAACTTTCAAGTCTGTGATGCTATATCAGTAGTCAATGGTCAAGCAGCATACACTATGCAAGTATCATCTGTTAATGTATCTCCAGAAACTGCTAATCACATGATCGTATCTTTAAATGGTATTATACAAGCACCAGGTAGTTCTTATACTGTATCTGGTTCTACAATTACCTTTGCATCAAATCTAGTTACAGGTGATGTTATAAACTTTATTCATATACTAGGATCAGTTCTTGATCTTGGAGTACCATCTGACAGTACAGTTTCACTTGCCAAACTAACAGCTACTGGAACTAAAGATGCTACAACTTTTTTAAGAGGAGATAATACTTTTGCGGCTCCTAGTGGTGGTGGAAAAGTTTTACAAGTTTTAACAGATGCTGCAACATCAGCAGTTGCAACAACTGCTGGATCTTCAACTTATGTTGATACTGGTTTAAGCCAAGCTATAACTCCAGCATCAACTGGTAGTAAAATATTATGTATGGCAAGTCTTTTTCATATAAGAAAAACTGGAGATGTGAATTTAAATTTTCGTTTAGTAAGAGGATCAACTACAATTCTTAATAATATAGGAAATTATGATACAGGAGATAGTCAACAATTAACTGAAGTTACTAACTTTGTATTTTTAGATAGTCCAAGTACAACAGATGCAACAACTTATAAAGTTCAATATGCGTCAGGTAATGCAAATTTAGCAGCAGATAGTTGTCCAGCTCAATTAATTTTAATGGAGATAGGAGCATAATATGATAACAGATGCAATTTTAAAAATTAATCCAAACGCTAAAGTTATAGTTAGAGGAAGTGATTTAGATACTTGTACTATTGAATGGTTAGATGGAACTGCTGAAATTTCTAAAGCAGATATTCAAGCTAAAATAAATGAAACTCAATATCAAAGAGATAGAGTTTATCCATCTATAACAGATCAATTAGATATGCAATATTGGGATAATGTCAATGGTACTACTACTTGGAAAGACGCAATAGCTAAAGTTAAATCAGATAATCCAAAGGAGTAAGACATGGCTCTTAACTTTGCTAACAACAACTCCTTATCAGCAATCACAGCTAAACCAAGTGGTTTAAGTGGTGGTTCAATGAACCTTATCTCTACTCAAACTGCATCAAGTTCAGCCAATGTATCTTTTACATCTGGTATTGATGATACCTATGATGAGTATGTGTTTAAATTTTATAATATTCATCCACAAACTGATAATGCTGAGTTTCAATTTAATTTTAGAGATGGTGGATCAGCTTATGATGCTACAAAAACCACAACATTTTTTTATGCAGATCACAGAGAAGATGACGCTGGTGCATCTTTAGCTTATGATACTGGTAGAGATTTAGCACAAGGTACTGGTGTTGCAAAAATATCAAGACAAGTTAGAAATCATAACGATAGTGGTTTAAATGGAGAATTTAATCTTTTTTCTCCATCATCAACTACTTTTGTTAAACATTTTATAGCAAAAAATAATCATGTATTAGAAGGTGATGCTAGTATAAATGTATTTACTGCTGGTTATGCAAATGTAACTGCTGCAATTGATGGTGTACAATTTTCGTTTTCATCTGGCAACATAGATAGTGGAGTAATAAAATTATATGGGGTTTCATAGTGTCTTTAGTTAAATACAATAACAATAGCATAAGTGCTGTAACCTCTGCTGCTGCAATACCAAGTGGAGCTATGACACTTATTAAAACTTTAACTGCTAGTAGTTCAGCAACCTTGTCATTCGTAGATGGTAGTTCAGATGTAGTCTTGGATAGCACATATCCTATTTATGTTTTTAAGTTTATTGATATTCATGCTGCAACTGATGGTGCAATGTTTGAATTTAATATGAGTGCAGATAGTGGATCAAACTATAATGTTACAAAAACCACAACAGTTTTTTTTGCTGCAAATCCAGAAGATGGTGGATCTCATGAATTTGGTTATGATGGTGGTAGTGATTTAGCACAAGGAACTGGATTTCAAAGATTAATTGGTGGTGCTAGTAGTGGTTCAGATAACGACCAATCTTCTGTTGGAAATCTACATTTATTTAATCCAAGTTCTACAACATTTGTTAAACATTTTATTTCAAGAACTAATACTATAATAAATAGTGATAAGTCATGCGATAGTTATATAGCTGGGTATGGAAACACTACATCAGCTATTGATGCAGTACAATTCAAAATGAGTTCTGGCAACATAGATGCTGGTACAATAAAACTCTATGGAATTAAGGATAGTTAATGTCAATTATTAAACTGAATAATAATGGAGTAAAGAACGCAACTGCATTTGGTTCTATATCAAGTTTAGGCAGTATGACATTTATTAAAAAGCTAACAGCTTCTAGTTCTGCAACTTTATCTTTTGTTGATGGTTCAAGTGGAGTTGTCTTGGATAATACTTATAAGGAATATGTATTTACATTTAAGAATATGCACCCTGATACTGATGGTGTTGCTTTTAAATTTCAAGCAAATGCTGTTGGTGGAAGTGGATATAATGAAACAATAACAAGTACATTTTTTAGAGCGTATCATGGTGAGGGTGCAGAAGGTGGAGCTGTTGCTTACGAAGCAGGTTCTGATCTTGCTCAATCTACAAATTTTCAAAGAATAACTGAAGAATTAATTGGAAGTGATAATGACCAATGTATGAGTGGATATTTACATTTATTTAATCCAAGTTCTACTACTTTTGTTAAGCATTTTATGTCTGACACAAATGCTTATCATGCTTCTAATTATAGTGTTAGATCTTTTATGGCTGGATATTTTAATACAACATCAGCTATTGATGAAATACAGTTTAAAATGCATTCAGGCGATATTGATTCAGGAGATATTTGCCTTTATGGTATTGCTTAACAATTAACAATGGAGTATAAATAATTATGCCAAGACATCACAACATAAATGGGAACATAGTTCCTTTTACAGCAGAAGAAGAAGCAGCTAGAGATGCTGAAGAAGCACAAGCTGCAACAGACGCAGCTGCTAGACAGACAGCAGAGGATGCCAAGAAAGCTAGAATAGCATCTGCTAAAACTAAACTACAAAATCTAGGTCTAACAGTAGATGAAGTGAAAGACGCATTTAACATCTAATAATGAAGTTTGTGTTGATGTTATCATTATGCTCATTTGTTACAGGAGAATGTAAAGACCCAGTAAAGTATAAAGAAACTTTTGACACTTGGAAGGAATGTGCGATAGTAGCTTTAGATACAAGTATACAATATTTAGAACTTATGAATACAGATACAGTAAATGAACTTCAATTATCAACGCAATACACTTGCAGACAAGATAAAACAATCTAATGCCTAAAAATTCTGCAATAGAGAGAATAGAATCACACGAAAAACTTTGTCGTATCATGCAGAAACAAACTCACGATAGAATGAAACAACTAGAAAATCAAATCACAAGAATAGAAAGACATATGTATTATGCTATGACAGCATTGATAGGTGGTATGTTTACAATTATAGTTATATTATTTCAAAAACTTTAACTCTTAGGTCTTTATGGCTAGAAGAACAAAAGCAATTACTGGTCTAATAAGCGAAATGAAAGCACAGATTGAACTAGCAAAAGACCCAAATATCCTTGTATTTATACCTCTTGGTGGTCTTGGTCCGGTAGATATTGTTACTTTAAATATG